TTAATTGTCGCGGCCACAGCAACTGTTCATTCTTTATTGCAGTGTAGCGGCAATGAAAAAGCCCCACCCGAAGGTGAGGCCTGGGTCGTCCACGGTCTGATTATCAGATGGTGGAGGTGTCGAGGGGGCTGTTGACGATCAGCTCGACGATCGGGATCAGGTCGATGTCGTAAGTGGCTTGCCACTTGGTGCCGTCGGACAGGTTCGCGTTGGTCGGGTTGTCGCCGGCATCGTTCCACTTGGTGCCCATCACGTGGTAGGCAGAGTGGTAGTCGACCGAGAGCACGTCCTGCTTGGAGAGGATGTTGCGGTCGGCTTCGATGCGGAGGTCCTGCTGGACGCCTTCGAGGATCGCGCCCCCCTTCATCAGGTAGCAGCGGAACTCGCGCTGGTGGCCAGCGGCGCCAGGGGCGGCGGTGTTGACCAGGGGGTCGATGATCACGCGGCAGCCGGCGAATTCGCCGATGCTGCGGGCACCGATGCCCACGCCGCCACCGCCCCAGACCACGGAGCCGGCAGCAGCCAGAGCCGAGGTGGAGAAGGTCAGCAGGCCCACCTGATACAGGTAGAAGCCCACGGAGGGGTGGACCACCAGGATGTCCAGTTCGTCGCCGCGCTCACCCAGCAGCGCACGGCCGCGGGCCACAGCGGCGCCGGTCAGGAAGTTGGCTTCGGCAGCGCCAGAGGCGGCGGCCACAGCCAGGTCGAGGTGGTTGCCGCCCAGGGCGCCAGCACCGGCGGAGAAGAGGCCGTTCAGTTGGCTGAACAGACGCTGGCTGTTCAGTTTGTTGATGGCGTCGGCCAGCTGGTTGCGGATGTGAAGCATGGGGTCTTCACCGGCGGCCAGCATTGCCACGTCGTCCACTGCATACGCGAAACCGCGGTGACAGATGGTGGCGACTTGGGTGGCGGTGCCGATCTTCTGAGGGGTCAGGTAGCCGGCGTTGCTGGTGCCCCAGGTGGCTGTCCCGTTCATGATCTCCTCGGTGGGAGCCACGGGGTTGAACTCGGGGACTTGGATGCGGGTGCCGCCTTCGCGGGCATCCAGCAGGCTGTTGCGAACAACGGCGCCGCTCTTCAGGAAGAGGCTGCGCTCTTTGATGGCCTCAGACACATAGGTGCTGAGGTTATTGCGCTTGACGATGTCCGCGAGAAGGACACCGCCGGAATAGTTCTGAAATGGTGCGGCCATTTCTGAGTACCAGGGATTGGGGTTTGCGGGGTCCTAGTCACGGACTAGGGTGAAGCGCCACAGACGCGATTTAGAGTCCTGCTTCTCTCTTCAGCACAGCTGCGAGATCAGGGTCCTGACTAGAAATTAGCATCTGCTGGGTAAGGTTGATAGAACCTTCTTTCCAGGGGTTTGCTACTCCAGTCGAGGCAACTCCGACGGGGATGGGTTTGGCGCCCATGCCAGCGGCGGAGCTGGGTTTGAAGTGGTGCTCGTAACCCGAACCAGGGGCTTTCAGGGTGGCTAGATAGGTCGTGAGATCCTGCTCTACGCCGCCGTTGAGCACGACGACGGCGCCTGAATCGTTTTTGCGAAGGTTGTTTTGCACCAGCTGGAGCATTTGCTCGGCGTTAATAGCGCCGGCTTGGCTGATTGCGGCCATTGCGCGTGTACGAATGGCGGCGCTTTCGTTGGACTGGCGTAAATCTTCGAGCTGTTTTTGGAGGTCGAGGATTTGCTGGTCCTTTTCTTGGGCGGTGCGGTTGGCCTCTTCCCAGAGGTCTTTCCACTGGCCTTGGTCTTCCAGCGTCTTTTTGCGCTGTTCGTCTTGTTTTTTGTAGACCTCGTCCAGTTTGGTTTTGATGCCTTGGAAACGTTCCTCGGCTTCAAGGGCTTGGGTCTTTAGCGCAGCAATCTGAGCCTCGTATTCGGCTCGGAAGTCGGGCTGTGGAGCGTCGGTTCCAGCCACGGGCTGGGCAGGAGTCGCCACGGGCGTCTCCTGGATGACTTGCTCTTCCATGAATTAGAACTCGGGGGTTTCGGTGGTTTCGGGGGCTTCGTAAGAAGCGGGCTCGAAGGTGGCTTTGCGGGTGCGCTTTGGCTTTTCTTCGGCGGGCGGTTCCGGCTTAGCCTGTGCCGCTTCATCCAGTTCGACCATCTCCCAGCGAGTGGAACCGTCGGGTTGGATGACTTCAGCAAGTGTTTTCACTGCTAAAAGTATCAACTACTTTTGTAGTCTACAACAAAAGAATTAAATGGTCGCTCCAACGTCGTCGACAGTGGCGGGCGATAGGTTTACCCAGGCGCTGCCGGTGTAGCCCTCGAAGCAGCCGGCGGTTGTGTTGAAGCGGATCATGCCGGTGGCGGGTGTTCCAGGGCGCTGTTCGGTGGTGCCGGTGGGGGCTTGGATGTATTGGTTGGTTGTGTAGAAGGAGGTGGCGAGGGAGACGACGCCGCTGGAGACCGTGATGCCGGTGCCGGCGGTGACGGTGGCGTTCGAGCCAGCAGGGCCGGCGGGGCCGGTAAGACCTTGGGGGCCTTGTTCGCCGGTGTCGCCCTTGTCGCCTTTGTCGCCCTTGGGGCCGGTTGGGCCGGTTAAGCCGGTTTCGCCTTGGGGGCCGGTTGCACCTTGGGGGCCCGTGGCGCCTTGGGGACCTTGGGGGCCGGTTTCACCCTGAGGGCCTTGGGGACCAGTCGCTCCAGTCGGGCCGGCGGGGCCTGTGGCGCCCGTGGCTCCGGTGGCGCCGGCGGGGCCGGTTTGGCCGGTTTGGCCGGTGGCGCCGCGGGGGATAACAAAGTTGAGGATGGCGGCACTGGATGTGCCGACGTTGGTGACGGTGGCGGATGTGCCGGCGTCGCCGGTTGTGACGGTGCCAATGGCGATCGTGGCGCTGCCTTCGCCTCCGCCGCCACCGTTGTTGGTGGTGTCGGTGCTTAGGTTGCCGTTGACCAGTAACTCAGAGTTGCGGGCGTTGTTGCCTAGGGGTAGGGGGCTGTCGTTCCAGCCGCTGGGGGTGCGGGGGCCGTAAAGCTCGGCGGTGCGGGTGTTGATGTACCAGTCGCCGGGGCGGCCTTGGGTGGTGGGTGGGCCGTCGCCGGACAGCAGGCTCGTGATGTCCTTGATGCTGCGAGCCAGTTTGACCAGGGCGGCGACCTGGACGACAGAGAGATAGTCCTTTTTGGCAGCCATGGCTTACTGGAGCAGCGCGTCGATCAGTTGCTCCAGGCGATCGGGGGTTTCTTCTTCGTTCTCGTCTTCCGTGTCTTCGGATTCGTCGTCGACTTCGCCGGGTTCTTCGTCGGGGAGGCTGCCGAGTTCCATCGAGGGGAGGATTTCGCCTTGGGTCAGGATGGCGCGGACTTCTTCCAGGGTGATGACGCCTTTGTCGAAGAGGGCGGTGATGGCGGTGACGTCTTGGCCGATCAGGCGGTCAATGTCGAAGTCGCGGCTGATGCTGACTTCGGGTGGTTCGATGCCGAGGTATGCGCCAGCGAAGTCAAAAGCTTTTTGGAGGGTCTGTTCGAGGTCGAGGCTGACGGCGGCCAGCATGGAGTTGGTGTCGACGCGGTCGAGGCGGCGGGCGTCGGCAGATTCGGCGACAAACTTTTGCTGGCTCAGCGTGCTGATGCCCAGCGTGGCCATTTGCTGCTGGAGTTCTTTGATTTCGTTGGATTGGGCTTCGAAGGCGCTGGAAGCCGGCTCCACGTAATAGACCTTGTTGCCGGGGGCGGTGGCCATGGCGTAGTTCACGCTGACCGCCATGTCCTTGGTCTGGTCGTCCCAGCCCTCAAGGACGAGGAGGGGCTGGGAGGCGATGTGGAGGCTGTGGATGAGGTCGGCTTGGCGCTGGAAGTGGGCCAGGTTGAGGTAGGCGACGTCGATCAGCGGTGGGCGGCTGGTCATGTTGTCCACCTTGTTGGAGTAGGTGGTGACGAGCGGGATTTGGCCCAGGGTGTAGGTGCCGGAGTCGACCAGCTCGTAGTCGGCAGTTTGGGCGTTGGGTTCCAGGAAGCCGGGCCCGAGGGGTTGGAGGGCTTGCTTTTGGCGATAGACCTCGTAGCGGCCAGGTTCGATGACGCGGATTTGTTCGTAGGTTTTTTCGCCGAAGCGGCCCTCGGGCACGATCGCTTTTTCGTAGATGCGGACCTGGGTCAAGGTGCCGTAGGCGGCGTCGCGGTCCAAGCGCCAGCCGTAGATGTTGTAGGGGTCGATTTCAACCCAGTAGGGGCGGCGACCTAGGGCGCGTTCTTCGGCCAGGCTGCGGATTTCGGTGGGGGCCGGGAAGTCCACCAGGGTGTGGGCTTGGCCGTAGGTCAGGCTGCAGATCAGGAGGCGGCGGGCGTATTCGTCGAGGTCGGAGCCCTGGCCGTCAACGTCGCGGGCAAAGATTTCGCGCCAGTAGGGGTCGCCTTCGAGGGTGATGGGTTTACGCAGAATCAGGCCGGCGGCGGCGCGGATTAGGCGCTGCGTGTACGGGGAAAACACAGCCCGGTTAACCCGGCTCATGTAGGCCCGGTAGTCCTCGCGGGGTTCCAGGGGGAGGAAGGCTTCGCTGTTTTCGCGCAGGTACTCGGTGCCGCGGGTGACGGCTTTCATGATTTCCCAGCCCTTCATCATGTCCAGCACGGCGGCTGTGCGGATAAAGGGGCTGTCGCCACCGTTTTGGTACGTGGTGGAGACGATGTGGGTGGGAAATTGGCCGGGTACTGCGTAGGTCATTTAGTCACCACTTGGTGCGATCCGCCCAGTAAGCGGCTGACATTTTTCCTTTCTTGATGTTAGCCGCGTGCCTAGCTTTGAACGCTTCGCGGCGTTTGCGGTCGGCCTCGGATTCTCCAGCAGTCTTGGGGG